ACCCCAGCCGGTGAATCGTATCGGAAACTCGCCACGAGGAGATTGCCGCTCGTATTGTTTGTGGCAAACGCGACGCTCGTTGAGGCGACTGCTGTCGTCCCATTGGTGGCGGAGGCACTTTGGATATAGGACGCCATTAACTCGCAACCCCCAAATTGCACGGTTCAGGAGGCCCCCACGTCGTTAATCCCTTCCAATTCACCTGCTGCGTGAGTTGCCAGGACGACGCAAACGTGAAGATCGTGGTTCCTGGTTGGAATGTGCGTGTGGTGCTGTTGCCTTGCAGCGAGGCGCGGATCGTCACGGGTTGCGTCCCAGTATTGACGACGGTCAGGCCGGTCCAGGTATGTGCGACATCATCCTGTGAGAGCGTCACCGTCACCGTCGCGGTCTCAAACAAGGAAATCAACTCAATGGCCATGCACAATCTCCTATCTGAGTGGGGCCGTGACTCGCGCTGAATGCGCGGACGCCCCTGTATCCGTGTCGGCGGTGATCTCGTAGCAAATCTGCGTCGCTTCTGTGGAAAACCTATCTTCCAGCATGGGCCGGTTGCCGGTCTGCGCCACGTAACCGAGCGTCTGGCTCAATGGGCCAATCCCGTTGCAATCGAATTGCCGATAGACGGTGTAGCCGGTCACAGTCGCATCAGGACTTCGCGCCCATTCCAGCAAATAGTCATACGTGCCCTGTGCCACGGGTGCCGCAGTCTGTTCGCCGCTCCCGCACCCTGACAGCACTAGGCCGAGGCCAAGAACACCCATTGCGAGCCATCCCATTTGCTGACCTTCAATCCGGTTGGAGCCTGGGGAATTGTTTGCGCGGGATCGCCCACGATGATTTTGCTGACCTCCGACGATTTGGGACTCTCGTTGCCGGTCAAGTCATAGGCCGTGATCGCCCAAAAGTACCGCTGGTCAATCGCCAAGTTCGGCAACGTCAGCGTCGTGGACGTCACAAGTCCCAACGTGGTCGGTGGGCCATATTGTCCCGACACGGTGCCTTGATAGACTTTGTAACCTGCCAAATCGCTTTCCGTGTTGGCGTTCCAGGTGAGCGACACCGTGGCGGCATAGACCCAGCCGACCAGCAGCAGCCCGATTATGGTCAACGCCACCGTTCTCATTTCGGGTGCGCTCCCGGCATGTTCGCCGTCGCCGTCGCTGCGGCAGACGAGGACGACACCGCGTTGACCGATCCGCTGGCCGCCGGCATCACGGCCCCCAGGCCGACCGTGCCAGCCCCAATCAACACGCCTTGCGTGATCTGTCCGCCCTGTCCTTGTGACGACACCGGCACCCAGCCCGTCAACGGGCGGCAGTCGGTGTACGTTCTCGTCGGAAACAGCGGTTGCAGGCCTTCGTCCGGTTTGACGGACCCTTCACAGTCCTCGATCATCACGAACCCGGCATTCGTGCCAAACGGCGACCGGACCTCGACGACATGCGGGACGACCACCCGGCCATTGCCGCGATCAAACACGGTTGTGCAACTCGTCATCAGCAGCAGCACGCCAAGGCTGATCCAGCGGGCATACGCGCGTACATCCCGATGGATGGCCTGTACGACGCTGACAAGCGGGGCAGTGCTCCTTGGCATGCTCAGAGCCCTTTCAGAATTGTCACGATTTCCTGCCGCGCCGTCGCGAGCGGCACGGCCAGTTTGCCTGCCGTCCAGATCGCCAGCGCCTTCACCAGCTTCTCGCTGTTAACCCGCCCAAGCGCCTGACTGTCGGCCTGCGCCGCGTCATAAGCATCGATCTCGGCTGGCGTCGCAAGGCGCTTTTTACTGGCGACCGTCCCGTCCCACCGCTCGGTGCGTGGGTCGGGGTTGCGGTCATACCGTTCGATGGCTTGCGTAGCTGGATCGCACGGCGGGTCATATGGGCCCCCGCACACGAAGAGGCTAGTTGCGAGGTCATAGGTCCATTTCAGTGGCTTGGGTTCCATGGAGTATCCTTAAAAAGTAAAAGTGAGAATATACAAACTTGCTGTGCCGCCCCCAACAACAGCCGTCATGCCCGCATATTCCAGCCCCAATGGCGGAACAGTCATTTCTTCAGACGCCGCGCCATATACGCGCACTGAACCAATCGCATTGAAATTTGCAGTCGAAACAATGTCCGTTGCGCGGATATTTCCAAACGCATTATGTGCCGCAGTGGCGTTATAAATGGCCGTGTGCAGTATCACTTCCCGCGGAGGGATTATTGCGCGCAGATCAATCAATGTGCTGGTGGTCGTGGCAAAGGAAGTGGTGATGGCCCAATCATTAGACCGTCCGCCAAACACCGTGCGCCCAACTTGAAGAAACGGCAAGAAGTTGCTTCCGCTATCGTTGTAGACGTATCCGAGCAAGGCGTATTGCGTGTATCCGGTAGGCAGCGTCAGCGCCGTATCGTTGCGGGTGACGTAGATCCGAAACATCATGTCATCATCTGTATAGGCGGTCCACGTACCGCCAGCATTGCTGTCGTAGAGGAGTTTGTTCCCGTTGGCGTAGGTGCCCGCGCTGCCGTCCATGCGCCACATGATGTAATTGGTGGCACTGACGGTGTAATCGCCCTGCAAGACCAGATGATACGTGGCAGCAGCGGACAAGCTGGCTGGCGTTCTGAATGGAATGCGGACCCATTGGGCCGTCGTAATCAATCGGCTGGCATCATACGCATCCGACGTGGCCAAGACCGTGCCGCTGGGCGCGCCGCCGTTGTTCGTTTCCAGCGTGAACCAGTAGTTCCCCGAGGGCGTGCCGGTCTTGAGCAGCTTAACATCCACAAATTCCACCGGCCCCGCGGTGACAGCGACGAATTTTTGCGCGATCTTCACGGTAGAGTTGTCAACGGCTGACCGCAATCCTTGCGAGGCATCCTCTCCCGTTGAAAAATCAATATCAAGGTAGTAATCCTTGGCGCGATGGAGCAATGCCGACTTGGTGGTGCCGTTGTAGATCGCCCAGATTTCATACCACGTTGAGGCCGCTTCTGCCCCCGTATCAAGACCATTGGCCCCGCTCGCAGTGATGTTCGCGACCACGTTGGACCAGGAGGACACTTCTTCCCCATCGCTCATGACTATGCTATCGGCATTCACCAGCACTTTGTATTGGCGCGGGACGTCGCTGGCTGAACTAGGGGCAGTACTGCTGTCAGTTTGGACCCGTAACCCGCGATGACTTTGCGTGAGGGCGCGCGCTTGCAATTCCTCCCACATGGCTTTGGTGATAGACAGCACCATTTTGTAGGTCTTGGCCGCCGTGTTTTTCGCCGTCGCCGTCGTGCTTTCCGCGGCCCGCGTCACCGTGAGCGTATCCGTCACCCGCGCCGTCACCGTGACAATTTCTTTGTTCGGATCGTCGGCGGGATCGCTGTAGTCGGTGGCGTTCCACCACACCAAGGGAAAGGGAAACGTGGACGGTAAACGCGAACCGTGCCCCGTGGTCAACACAATCGAGGTCTCCCCGGCAGCATAGCCCGTGCTGACCGTCACTTTGCCAAAATTCGTAACAGGTGTCCCCATGCGTCTCCCTTAATAAGCAATCTCCACGCGCCCGTCTTGGCCAATAGATCCGTCATTGGCTAAGGCTGTCGTAGCTGTCCCTCCCGCACCGCCAATTTTCCCACCGCCAGTCGTGACCGCATCTCCCAATCCAGAGCCAGGTGTTCCTGGTGAACCGTCATAGTGCGTACGGCTACCAGCAGTAAATCCACCAGTTCCCCCAGTGCCTGGATCGCCTTGGCAATACACGACGGCTGAAAGACTGACGCTTGATAATGTGCCTGATGGACCAGTTCCTCCATACCCTCCTGAATTAGCTGCCGTTCCACCAGGCGTACCGCCAGACCCAACGACCACCGTATACACTTGTCCAGGCGTAACAGAAATCGTCGTTACTGCAAAACCGGAATTCCCACCGCTTGCTCCATTTGCGCTACTCCTATAAGGATAAAAGACGCTAGTATCTCGCGATCCACCACCTCCAGCCCCGCTCCCACCAATGCAGGTAAAAGTCGCGTCCGTCACCCCAGCCGGCACGGTCCAGGTCGTTGTCCCTGGCGTATTAAATGTCACAAGGTTGCTGGTGAGCGCACCGGGAATCTGAATCGTAATTTTCCCCGACTTCACAATGTTGAGCCATGATTCATAGGCGCGTTGCTGCCGGCTGCTCTGCGTCAATTCAAGGTCGAAAATGAGATGCCGCGCCGCTTGTTCGCGAAACGTCGAACGCTGAATGAGCCACGTTCCCGAGACACCCACCCCCGTGAGGTCTACCGTTGCAAACTGACCCGCCCGGAATCCGTACCCGCGCAACCGCGCCCGGAGTGTTTGCCGGGGCGTGCCGGAAATCGCCAGCCGCATGCGGGCCACGGCCAACCCCAACAACGCGAGGTCCGCCGTTGTGTTACTCGTGGGATGCGTAACTTCCTCAATGTCCTCGTACCGCCCCGAGCCGCCTTCAATGGCTTGGCGGGCCGCGATTTGATCGTCGTTCGTGTCCTCACTTATCACCACGCTGGCCTCAGCCCCCGAGGGCGCGGTGCCGGTCACAATCACGGTCTGCACGTTGCGATAGGTTTCGAGGTCTTGCACCAATGACGAGGCTTCCACGGTACTATCATTAATCGGTTTCGGGGCCGTCTCGTTGGTGCTCGTGCGAAATTGAATTGCCTTGTCAAAATCCACATACATGGCTTGCCCTGTGGCGCCGGCCACATCGCGCAACACGTCAAACGCCCTGGCGTTTTTCACGTCCACGAGTGGGATGTTCGCCCCTTGGTCCACGGTGCCGATGGTCAAGCCGTCTCCGGCCAACTCGTTATCCAAAAGGGAGTCCACGATGTTGACCACGGGAAGATTTGTGAAGTTGCGCCGCAAGCGCCGCCGCGTGAGCAGCACGGACCAGTCCGCGCACTCACATAGATACAGCAGGACGCTCATATCGGTGTTCGGTTGGGGTTGCACCCGCGTAAGGAGGCCGGCAAAGAGCGTTTCGGCATAGTAGCGAATAGTGACAACATCGCCGACCCGCGGTTTCCTCGAGGGGTTCACAAGGCTGAACGAGCACGCCATAGGCTGCCCGAGGGTATCGTTGAGCGTGAACGAATCCACCAACCACCACTCCCTCCAGTCGGTGCCGTTAATATCCAGCATGAACGGCGCCGCCGCCTCATCGTCCACGGCCCGTTGCGGATCTTGCCGGATCGAGCCGAGCGCAGCACTCGTGACAGTGGCAATCATGCCGGCACCCCGCCGAACCGCAACACACTCGGCAGATGGTCCGCCGTGCTCTTGGCAAGCACGCGGCCATCCAGCACGATGGTCTGTGTATACTGCCCGCCGCCGCCCGCTCCGAAGGCCTCCTGCATGAAGGCCGCCCCGCGGCCATTGAGCGGGATGATCGCCTCCTGCCCATGCAACGTCGCTGGCGTGCCCGCGCCGAAATCGCCGATGCCGCCGTCTTTAAAGCCGAGGTTCCCCGTCGCCGCGAGGGCCACCGCAATGGCGGCGACGCCGGCCAAGATCGCCACGCCGACAGGAATGCCAAAGATCGTCGCTTGCATCGCGGCGGCAATCGACTCAAGCACGCCCATGATAAATTTTCCGACCGCGACGATCGCCGGCACCAACACATCGACCCAGAGCGATTTCAACGCCCCACTGACCGCCGCAAAAAATCCAATCGACGCCCCGGCCTCACCGGCGGCTATGGCAATGCGGGCATCCGCGCCCGCCTTCGCCGCCGCGGTTTGCTCAACTTCGCTGGCTGTGCGCATCCACATCTTGGCCGCTTCAGTCGCCGTCAGCAGTCCGATCTCGACCGAGGCATGGAGCGCCGCCTGCGCGAGCATCTGCACGCCGCTATTGATCGCCGCCTGCACCAGTGCGACTTGCGTTTGCTCCCACGCGGCTTTGAGATTGCCGCCATGCACCACCATCTGCGCGATGCCGCCACTCCAGGTTGAGACCATCTGCCCCATCGAAAATGTGTTAGAGTTGACCAGGGCCTGCATCTGCTGCTCGAAAAACGAGGGGAATTGCTGAATCGCCTGCCGGCGCTTGGTCTCGGTCTCGGTGATCAGGTTTTGAATCGCCTCGGCCTTGCGTTCTTCGTCGAAAATCTCTTCGTCAATGGCTTGCCGTTTGCGCTCAGCCTCGGCATCGATCAAGCCAAACCGCACCCGCCGGGCCGCATCGGACGCCCCCAGCAACCCCGATTCGCTTCGGTAGAGCGTCTGCTGCGCCTCGTCGAGCACTTTCGCTTTCGTCACGGCGTCATCGAGCGCGGTATTGCGATGCGCCCAGGCATCGGCACTCTTGAGCACGATCTGATAGCCAGCCTCTTCAGTCTCCGTCATATCGTTGATATGCGTTTCCAGGCGGAAGAGATCGTCGAGTTCTTTGTTCACGGCCGCCTGTTTTCGCTGCTCGATCTGCACGAGCACACGCCCAAGGGCTTCTTGCGCATGGCCCAGGGAGACGGTCTGTCGATATTGATCAATGAGACGATTGCGGAGCCGCAACATGGCCGCATCCACATCGCTGAGATGCGCCACATACTCCGCGACGTGCTCGTTTTGATCCGGCCCGAATGAGCCCCCCGGAGGCCCCGGCACCGGCATATTCGACGCGGAGGCGGCCGCCATGATGGACGCCACGCCCGGCATCGTACTGAAGATGATCGGATGATCCTTTTTGATCTGCTCCAGCGCGGCGCTGTAGTTCGTGGCGATATTGGTGAGCTTCGCGATGCCGTTCGTCACGGCCTCGATTCCAGTCTGCACCGACCCGGCAAACGTGGCGGCCAGTTGGAGCTTCAACCCTTGCAGCGCGATCCCGAGCCGGTCTGTGGCATCATCCACCGCATTCAACGCGGCAACCTGTTGGGTCGATAACACCATCCCGAACCGTTGCGCCGCCGCCCGTGATTCATCGAACGCGGCCGCGCCCCGGTTCAGCATCGGTATCATGTCGAGCCCGGCCTTGCCGAACAGCGTGACCGCCAGCCGCGCCTTATCCGCGCCGTCCGGCAGCTCTTTGAATTTATCGGCCACGGCCCGGATCGTGGATTCCGTCGAGCCGAGCGCCGTGATGGAGATGCCGAGTTCGTCGAACGTCGTCGCCGCTTGGCTCGCGGGATTCCGCGCCTCGATCATCTGCTTCGACAGCGTGCGCATGCTGCCGGTGAGCGTCTCGGCCTGAAAGCCGTTCTCGGCCATGATGACCGACCAACCCTGCAAACTCTGAATGGTGATGCCGGTTTTTTGACTGAGCTGATCGAGCGCCTCCACCTGCTTGCCCGCTGTGGTCGTCAGCAAGACGGCCGCCGTGGCCGCCGCGACGATGCCGCCTGCCAGCACGCCCGCCGCCGTCGCCCCGCCTTTCGCCAACCCTTCGAACGCATCGAGCGCCCGATTGACGCCCCCGCCGAGGGCCTGCCCGGCCGCATCAGACGCCTGCGTGAACCGCGTGACGGAGGCCTGCGCCTGATCCAGACCCTTTAAGAGCCCGTTCGAATCGGCGAGGAGTTCGAGCACCAGCTTATTCACGCGCGCGGCTCCCTGGTTGCTGTGCGGCGGCGAGCCGCTTAAACGTCTCGGCCACTTGCTCTCCGACGGCCTGCGGATCCTGCGCCTCGGCCTCCGGCTGAAAACTCTCCGGCATAAAATCGGCCGGTTGCATGGCCTGCTGACTCTTCTTCGTGCGATTCACATTCACGAGCGTGCTCGCCATCAGCCCCGCCTGCCAGAAATCCGCCGGTGGTCCAAACGGCTCCACCTGCGCGTAGGCTTGCCACTCGGCAAACCGCCTGGCCGACATCCGGGCGAGCAGCCTGTCCGGGTTTGGTTCCCCCAGACTCAGAGCGAGGCGGTAGGCGAATCGCCGCTCTGGGCTGCGTCGGAGTTTTTTACGAGCGCCTCGATCTCCTTCACGCCCTGCCCGGATAACCGCAACGCCACCCCGGCGAGCAGTTCCAGCGCCGCCGAGCTTTTCGTCCCGAGCTTCTCCACGTCCCCTTCCGAGAACATGAGCTGCCGGGTGCGAGTGACAACGGTGCGCTGCACCAGCTTGGCCGTGGAATTCTCCAGCCGGGCCTTGCGCGTCGCGCCCTTGATCTCCGTCACCGCCGCCTGGTAAGCGTTCCACCCGGCGGCCGTGAATCCAGAGACCAACACTTTCCGATTACCCCACTGCGGCACCATCACTTCTTCGACCGGCACATCGTCCAGCGCGAAGATGTCGTCTTTGCTTAACAGCTCATCGGCGTCCATGTGGCCTTTCCTATGCAATCTTGAGCAGCGCGAACTTCACCGCCGCGTTGCTGCCCTGGTAATAGAGATTCCCGTCAGCCTGGAGCCAGCCGTCGGCCTGATTGATGAGAAACATCGCAATATCGCCCGCCGCGAGACTGTAGGCGCTGATGTCGCCGGTGCGGTTGCGCGAGTCCACCACGCTGCTGATCGTGATGGTATAGGGCGAGGCCCCGCTGTTCTGCGCGATTAACAACAGAGAGCCAGAGAGCGGCGATTGGTTAAAGTTCACCGTGTCGGCGGCCGTCAAGGTCATATCGAGCGAATCGGCGGCCGGCTGCAAGGTGGGATAGGGGCCTTTGGGCACTTGGACCGCAATGGTTGTCCTGGGCATCGAGCGTCCTCCTTCTGATCATGTGTGGCGTCACGCGCGGCCACATCCTGGCCGCGCACAGTGCATTAGCTAAACGTCGGCGCACCCGTGCAGCGGATGCTGACCTTCTGCGTGATGGCGTCATCGGTCGGGAATTCGTACGGCATCGACTTCACATACCCGGCAAAGCTGATGGTCTGGATGCTGCCCGGCAGCACAATCTGCCAGTTCCGTTTGGTCCGGTTGAGAAAGTCGTTGCGCAGGCCGATATGCGTCGGATCGCTCGGGACGTAGTTCGTCTCGAACTCGACGCTCCCGGCATCGATCAGGGTCAAGATGTATTCCTTGAACGCTCCGGACGCGGCGGAGCTGTGCGTGGTGACGTCGGCTTCGTCGGTTTCCATCGACGGGCCGCTGATCGACCGCACTTCCCCGACGGTGCTGAACGTCTCCGGCGAGCCCCCGTCGCCACGCTTTAAGAGAGTTCCATATCCTGAAATCGCTGCGGTAGGCATAACGCTCCTCCTTCGTCGTTAGAAAACCGTCGTCGTCCGATGGTGGTGACAGGTCCATCGCTGCACCGCCTGGGCCACGTCCTTCGCGGCGGTCGTATTGTCATCAGTGGTGACTTCGTCCAGGTCCATCTTCCAGAGACCCGGCGTGAGCCGCTGCTGCACGAGTAACAGCGTCTCGTAGACATCCTCGATCGCGGCGTCGAGCTTGGCGCGCAGATCGTCCTTGTCGCGCACATAGAGCACCACCACCAACGTCATCGCGCAGTCGCGCCGCCCCAACGTCTGCGCCTGCGGCGCTTCATCGGTGACGACCACGCAATACGTCACGTCCTGCTTGAGTTCGTCGGCGCTCAGATAATTCAGCGAGAGCCCGAAGGACGGCACGCGCGCCTGGCCGCGGCCCTTCAGGGCGGTGAGCTCCGCGATCACGGCATCGCGGAGGACCGTGCGATTGCTGCGCGCCAGCGTGCTCACTTGCCCACCCCTTTCAACACCTTCTCGAATTCAACCTCGGCAATCCCGACCATCGTGCCGCTGGCTGGGGCAATGACCGGCCGTGGCTGGAGATGCCCGCGCCCATGTGCGAGCGTGGCCCCCCGTTCAAAGATATTCATCAGCCGTGGAATGGGCGACACCTGCCCCTTCACTTCGGCCGCTTTCACGCTCACTTTCGTCTGCATCTTGCGGGCTTGCCGACGAAGGAAGCCGGTGCGCACCTTGAATTGCGCGCTGATCTCCTGCCGGGCCTTCGTCCGCCCAGCGTTCAATACCCGGCGCATCGCCTTTTTCACTTCCACAACGGCCTCGCGGCCCGCCTTGGCGTAGTTCAGCAACCCCGCGCCGTTGACTGTGACCCGAAAGGCCATCAGGCCACCCCCGTATGCAGGCGGTACTTCGCGACAATATCTTGCGCGAGCCCGGCCCACCCGAGATTGACATATTGCACCGACCCGTCCGCCACCGACCGGGAGCGCACGCCGACGAGGTTATTGACCCCTTTCTCGCGCGCCGCCCACACCAGCTCAATCGCGGCCTGCTCCAGATCCGCAGGGATCGTGGCATACCCGCCGACGTAGGTGAGCTTGATGTTGCGCAGGCCTTGGCTGAACGTGATACCGTCGAGGCGAATGATCCCCGCCGCCGCATCGTCGATGACATAGCGCGCCGGATCCAGCGGCGTCGCATAGACGCGCGCCGGATCGTCCCAGAGATTGGTGATGCTGATGAGCGGCGGACGGGCCACGATCACATGATCCCGCCAGTCGTCCCCGTGAAAGTATTCCGTCACGGTCGCCTGCTCAAACGCACGCGCGCACTCCTGCTCCAGCCACGCCTGCACGGCTGGTATCAACCGCGCCAGTTCAGCGTCGTGCTCCTGATTGTCACCGTCGATGCCTCGAAAGGCCTTGACGGCTGGAACGGTGGTGATGGCCATAGTGCCTCGTCGTCCGCTTAGTCAATGATGGCGGACGGTTGCGCATCGCCCTGATAGCGAGACCCGGCGGCATAGCAGGTGATGCCGTAGAAATCGGCGTTGGCACCTGGGGACGCTCCTTTGATCGTGACGCAATCAAAGCCGTTGGCAATGTCCAACATGCCGGCGCTGATTTCGATGACATACATCTTGTTTGCGGTCCCGATGGTGAAGGTGTTGCTCGTCGCCGCCTTCTTCGCCTGGGTGCCCGTGGCCGTCACATCATCGCTATAGTCCACGAAGGCCAGTTCCTTCGACGCGGTGCCGGCCCCCGCGTTGGCTTGCTCCAACGTGATCGCAGAGGTGCCACCCGCCCAGGCCCCCGTCTGAATGACAAACACCACCTTGTCGTAGAGCTTCATGGAGATGTAGTCACCCGTTGACGCGGCCCCCGTCCAATTCTTTGGCTCTGTGCCCCAAATCGGCTTGTACTGTTCGATAAAGTTAAACGGCATTGTCCATTCCTCCTCGGTAGAGGGGCCGGCCCGAAAGCCGGCCCCCAGTCAACTCAATTACGAACGCACATCCAGGCTGACGAACGGGCTCAAGGTGTTCGTACCCTTGAACGGGGTCAACGGCGCATTCCAAATCGGCTGCCCGTCGTTGCGGATGGTCCAGCGGAAGGTCTGTTCATCGTTGAGGAAGCGCACGTGAATACTCTGCGCGGCCTGCACGCCGCCCTTGTCAATGACCATGTATTGACTGAGATCCAAGAGCATAATATCGCCCTTGGTGCCGACCGTCTGGCAGTACTCCACCGGAATCACCGGACGGCCATACAAGGTCGCGTAGGGACTGCCGGACAATCCGCCCGGGCCGATGTAAACCGGCATGCCGCCGACGTTTTCCGTGCCGGCCACGTTCTTAATCTTGACGTTCATCTGATACAGGGTTGGCTCGCAATCCTGATTGATGAACCACACCGCATTGGCCCGCGAACGAGACCAGCAACGTGACCACATCTTCATCACGTTTTCGGCCACGATGGTGGCCGCCACTTGTGATGATTCTTTCGCCACGGATACCAGCGCGGGGCTGTTCATAATGCCCAGCATCTCGCCCGCCCCTTGCCCGTTGAAGATTTCGTTTTCGATGACGAACGCAAATTCCTCGGGGAAGGCTTGCATCAGGATGGATTCCAGCGCCGAGGTGTCCTGCAAGAGCTCATCGGTGGCATAGGCCAAACCCATAAGCTTCTTCAGGTTCAATTCCATGCGGCGAAACTTCGGTTTTTTGGCGGTGCCGGCGTCCGCTTCGTTGACGCGGTAGACCTGCACGCCGCCCCAGCGTGAGCCGGTGGCGCGAGAGGATTCATCAATGGCGAGGGTTTTCAGTCCGTTGGCGTTCGCCCCAATCGGCACGCGGCGGCACCGACTCAACACCTGCCCCACTTCATAGGTCCGCTGGAAGATTTCCGCGGAGAAATCGTTCTGCACTAAAAAGCCGCCATCGGACGGGACGCCTTCGCTCATACCGGACACGGCGCGAACGCCGTTGAGGCGCGGGTCCACCGAACCCGTCATGCCGGCCCGGGCAATGGCGCTCATCTGCTCGCCAAAGGTGCGGAACTCTTTCACGGGGTTGATCTCGCGGCCTTCTTTGTAGCTGCCGTCCCGTTGCTGGACGAGGCAACGCACTTCCTGCGACACCACCGATCGGGCCGCTGGCTTGTCGCCCTCACCAACAGGACGCCCGGCTGCCAGCGGAGCCGGCGCACTCATCGCCGCTTCGAGGGACTGCAACCGCTCCTCGCGCTCGATCGTCCCCTTGCGGGCTTCGATCTCTTTCTCCAGCCGGGAGAATTCGACTTCCTCCGCCTGGGTCAACGCACGGTTCTCGCTCTCGGCCTTGTCCAACATGCCGCGCAACTGCGCCGCCTGTTCAATTTGTCGTCGCTTTAATTCCGCCAAATCCTTTTTCATCCCATATCCTCCTGTTATTCCCCGAGCAACTGCATCACGCGCTTCCGCTTGGCCAGGACTGCTTCGCGCCAGTCCGATGCGCTAGAGTGGGGTTTACCCGGCTCTGATTCGTCCTCGCCTGAATGGGGTTGTCCCGGTTCAAGCACGCTGCTGCGAAGGTTATCGAGCGCCATCGCTATGGCGTCCCGCTCTTCCTTCGCAATCGTTCCGTCTTTCATCTTCCAGAGCACCGAATCCATGAGCGCCCGCACATGCACTTCGGTCTGCGTGTACGCAGGGAACGTCACCGGGCTCACGTCGAAGAGCTGCACGCTCAACAGTTCGCGCACCGGCAAGCCGTCCTGACCGGCGGGCAGCCAATTATCCTTGACCACCCGAAACCCAAACGACATTTGCGTGACGTCGCCCCGCTCGATGGAGGTCATGAGATCCCGCGCCCACGTGGCGTCAGGCGGGAAAATCCGCGTGGACAAGCCCTTTTCATCTTCTTCAATCCGCAAGGTACGGGCCGATTTGCGCCCGAGCACATAGTTCGGGTCGTGATTCCAGAGCGCCCGAATATCGCCGTCCTTGATGGTTTTCCGGAACGCCCCGCGCCGAATGATTTCCCGAAACCCCATCAGCGGCTGGCTCATTGAATCGAACACCGCGGCATAGCCACGGATGGTCCGAGCCTCGCCCTCGCTGTCGAGGCGCAATTCGGCCCTATCGAGCATGCGCCGTTCGCATTTCGTGCTGAGATTCATGCGTTCGCCTCCTGCTGCTGCGGGCTCGCCTCCGGCTGCGGGAGCGGCACCCTGCCCACCACGCCGAGATTGACCGGCTGCCAGTATTCCTGGCCGTGCGCTCCGGGAATCGGGTTCATGTCTTCCAGCTCGCGAATCTCATCAGCATTAATCCATCCGTTGACCTTGCCGATCTGATAGGCCTCATAGCGCGTCTTGATGTCGCCGCGGAGCAGTCCGTCGACGTTGAACTTGATGTAATGCGTGATGCGATCCGCCGGCGAGAGCAGCTCGATCTTCAACCGCTGCTCCAACCGCACCAGCCAGGGGCGCAGGCTATAGACCACAAATTCGATGGCTTGCTGTTCGATGTTGCTGAAGGTGGCGCGGTCAAGATCCCGCAGAAAGTGCGGTGGGATATTGAAGAGCCGGGCGATCTCCGTCACGCTGAATTTGCGCGACTCCAGAAACTGCGCCTCGTCGGGATTGATCCCGACTTGACTCCACTTCATGCCCTCTTCAAGAATCATCATGCGATGCGCGTTCGACAACCCCTGGTGCTGCTCTTCGATGGACGTGCGCAGGCGCTTATAGGCCGGTTCGGATAGCTTTTGTGGATGCTCCAGCACGCCGCCGGGCCGCGTATCGTTCTTGAAGAGTCGAGCGCCGTAGTCTTGTGCGGCGATCGCCAGGCCAACAGCTTGACGCGCCACGGCAATCGGCGACCAGCCGGTGACGCCGTTACTGCTCAAGCCCCGCAGATGCAGCATGCGATCCGCGCCGAGCCGCACCTCCGTGCCACTGCCCGGCACCGTAATGCGATAGGAGAGCGGGGCGCTGGCGGTCGTTCGCTCCACGCGCACGCGGTCAGGATGGATCGGCCAGAGCGCGATCAAGCGGCCCGCCTGATCGTATTGCTTTTCAGAATAGTGATTGCCGCGCAGCAGGAGATGGCACATCGCCGTCTCGCGCCATTCCATCGCGGTCTGCTCGGGATTGGCCTGCTCGTGCAGAATGGGATAGAGCGGATGGCTGAGCGCTTTTTCTTTCCCGCCGTCGGTCTGGCGCATCACATGGCCCGGCAGACTGCCCACCGTTTCACTGAGGAGCCGCACGGCCGCATAGACGGCCATGCACGAGAGAGCGGTCTGATCGTTGAGGTCGATGCCGCTAGCGGTTGGATAGCCGCTCACGGCCCGATCCATCAATGTATCGAGGTCCTGCACGGTGAGACGTTTTTCGGGGTGCAGCATGCGACCCAGCCAGCTCATCAGGCTCGTCTCCAGAGGGCGAGTCCGCCGAACGTCATCAGCCCGAGGCCGAAGACGATCGCGGCGATCGCCAGGTTATATTGGAGGGCAACGCCTCCCACCACGCACGCGAATCCCATGAGAATCATCAGGTCAATGGTGTCTATGGCGCGTGCTGTGCGAGAGAGCGTGCCCATATGGGCGTAGAGGTAGCAGGGGCGAGCGTGATCCGCTAGGTCAGTTTGTCTTGGTTTGTCTCAGTCTGGCTGGGGTTGTCTTGGAAAGTTTCTCAGTGAGATAAACGGTGCGTCATAAGTGCGGAGCTTTCCCATGCTCCCGCGCCGTGGCCTGGGCCTGTAGTACCGAAGCGATCAATTCGCCGCAATTATATTCGCAACTACTCGGCCCACCGAACTGACCGCCCGATGAAGCCGTGTCGCTCATGTAGACATTTTGTTTCGCAATCTCTGCCGCCTCCCGCAGCCCCCTGGCTTGCTGGGTATGGGCAAAGCGTAAGAGGGTCTCAATATCTTCAGGCATAGACGATTCGCACAATGACAGCTTATAGATAAGGTCTTGACACTCCCGTAGCGTGTCATTCTTCTCCATCATCGCTCCTCCGGTTTCGGGATCGGCCCCGCCCATTCGCCTTTGCACGTACTCACAGGGATGTGACTGTACCGCCAATTTGCCCATGTCCCGCAGTACAGGGCTTCATCGAGATGCGACGTGAACACAACCATAAATTCTGGTTGGCTGATTCTCGTATACCGCCACCAATAGACCCCTTCCACCATCGGCGTCTGTGCTGTCCAGATCATGGTTTTGTCGATCATGGTAGATGAATCCTTTCACAAGTCACCTGGGTAAAAAGATGACAGGCGAGCCAGGTAAAGCTCCAATCGACCAGCATGAGGCATGGCACAAGCAATAATGCGGCGAGCATAAACAGTGCCACCTGTACCCCAAAGCGTACATCATCGCTCATCATCCCCCTCCTGGTTCACCGTGTAGGGCGGCAACATGAGCAAGAAATTCCTCAGCACGCTTATAGTCCTGCCCTCTCGTGGAGCAGCGTTTCACTTTATTCATAGCCCATACCGCCACCGCCCGTAGCCGGTCCCGTTCGGCGGTCATCGCGGCAAGTTGGCGGTTCAAATCCATCACGATCTCATCTTTTGCCCCATGACCAAATAGTGGTGTTTCTCCCGCCGCCTTTGCCCGTAGATATTCAATCGTCCGCTGCATACTGACTTTCGTTTCTGCCCAACCGTGGTACTTGCGGGAGAGGTTTTTGCGCTGGTGGCCAATACGCTGTTGGAGCTTGCTGTTCTCCTGTGCCAGCGCCTCCACCTTGGCGCGGAGGGCGTCGTAGTCGGCAAGAAGGCTCGATACCATGAGCGGATAATCCTCTTGGATGGCACGATCTGCCACATCCAGTAAGAGGATTTTGAATTGTTCCCGCGTCAGTTCGTCGCTCATGTCGCCTCCTATTTGCGTTACAAATACTTCTTCACACTCTCCGTCAACGGCCGGCGCTGCCCGCCCGGCGTGCGCTTAAAGTCGAGCTTCCCTTCGGTCATATACCGATCGACCGTGCGAGGCGTCACCTCCAAAAGAAACGCGGCTTCATCCTTCAACAACTTCGTCTTTTGTAGCAGTTCATTCGAATCGTACATCGGTCCCCCTTTACGCCCCGGCCGTATCGCCATCAGTGGAGCCTCCCAGTGTGAGCAGGCCTCGGGACTCATACACCGAGGTGGTGGTGGTCTGTCGCATCGCACGATCGAGCGCCAGGAGAATGCCGATGATCCCGTCGATCTTCCCCTGGCTGCTCGCTTTATCGGGTTTCAAGTTGCCGGCCGGATCCTCCCGCACGGCCACATTATTCGCCATCCACTTCAGCACCGGATGACCGCCGTGATGCAGCTTGTTTTCGAGGAGCCGCCGTTCAAACTCCTTGCACGGTCCCGCCATGCTCATGTAGCCCATCCCGCAGGCCGCCACCGTCAAGCCTTCATCGGCCAACTGCATCGAGAGCTGATAGCCCTGGAATAATCGGTCGACGGCAACTTCCTGCACTTGAAACGTCTGCGCATCGGCCAGGATCTGCGCCTTGATCGTGTCGTAGTCGATCGCGTTGCCCGGCGTGGTCATCAGCCAGCCGTCGCGGGCCCAGGCCTGGTATTGATCGCGGTACTGATTGCGGGTCTCTTCGTTCAACTTCGCTTCCGGGCACCAAATGCGCGGGAGGATCGTCAGCCGGTCCTGCACGACGGGATCCGGAAACACCAGCACCCAGGCCGTGAGATCCGACACGCTCGACAGATCGAGCCCGCCATAGCACACCCGCCCACGCATGGCTTCTTCGTCGATTGTCGGCCCCGCGTTGGCGTCCCAGAGCAGCATGTCGATCCAGCGGCTGACTTGCTGCGTCCACCTGTTCAGATCGAGCCGGAGGAAACTATTGAGCTTCGCCGGCATGTTCTTGGCCTTCCGGGCCTGATCGCGCATGTAGTCGAGCTTTTTGCTCACGCCCAGGTTCGGGTTTGCCTTGTACCAGTTCCGCTCTTCCTGCCAATCATCGCCCTCATCCATCGCGGCAATGAAGGCAAAATAAGTATCGTCCGTGATGATCTTCCGGAGGAGCTGCTCCGCATAGACGTGCTGTTCCCAGCAGACACTGGCCTCCGACTGATCCGTCCCGGCGGTCGTGATCGCGAACAGCATCGGCTGACGGCGGGCGCTGGTGCCGGTCTCCATCAGGTCGAACACGCCCCGCGTTTTGTGCGCGTGCAGCTCATCGACGACGGCACCATGCACGTTTAAGCCGTCGAGGGTGTCTTCGTCAGCGCCGAGCGGCTCATATTTCTGATACTTCTCCAATCGGCTCAGGTTGTTTTTGTAGACCTGGATTCTGTCCGACAGATCCGGCGTTGCCTTCACCATGCGCATCGCTTCACCCCACACGATCAAGGCCTGGTCGTGTTTGGTAGCGGCGCTGTATACTTCGGCCCCGTCTTCCCCATCGGCAAAGGCGAGCTTGAGCCCGATACCGGCGCCAAGGGTTGACTTCCCATTCTTCCGTGGAATTTCGACATAGGCAGTACGGAATCGACGGGTGCCATCCGCTCGCACCCACCCAAAGATGACCCAGACGATGAACTTTTCCCACGGCTCCAGCTTGAATTCCTGGCCGGCCCACTCGCCCTTGCTGTGCTTCAGGTAGGAAAAGAACTCAATCGCCGATTCGGCATTCTCCGAATCGAACCGCAAACCCCGTGAAGGCCCCTCGCGCAGATCGTCAACGTGCCGCTGGACCGCCAGGCGCACCAACTCACCAGCGATCACCGTTCCATCGAGCACGCCGTCGATATAGCCCTGCACGGCTTGCGCGATCGGCGACAACGGCGGAGGCGGCGGGACCGCGCTCTTTCTGCGCCGGCGCGTGGTGGGCAGTTGAGTGGTGATGGAGGTCACAGCGCCCTACGCCATCAGCCGGGCAATGCCCGGCAATTCCCGTTGATCGTCATCCGGCAGTTTCTTGACTCTAGTATGCGCGACTGGAGACGCGCCCAACTCGGCCAGCGCCCGGTGATACGCCGTCCTGGCGCGATTCTTGATCCCGACCTCGGGCCGCTCGCGCACCATCGCCGGGCCTTTCGCACTGACCGTCTCGTAGGTCTGCCCGCCCACGCGCAACGCCTCCATCGCGGTGCGCATTTCGCTATATGCATCACACGCCACCAGCACCATCCCGGCAGACGCCGGCGAGAGAATCGGCGCGAGCGTTGAGACGAGCCGCTCCCATTCCTGCGACGCATAGTCGTCGAGGTAATCCGGCTTCTCGAGCGGCGACACGGTAAACGGCGCATCCGATCCTGACGAGGCGCTCGGCGCAGGCGACCGCTTGCCGGGATTCCCCGCGAGCAACTTCATCTCCAGATCTTTCGGCTTGCGTCCCTTCATAATTGGCCTCCTATCACACCAGCCCGTGCAACCGTTTCACCTTTATTCATCGTAGTTCCTGCATCTTTTTGTTTTCCAATTTCGCGGCGGCATACCGTGAGG